TGCACTACTCACAGGTATCTTGATGGCAAGGAATGGATTGATCGCAGCAAGAACGGAAGAAAGATCACACGATGGAGTCACTGGACTGATCCTCCGAAGGCTTCCAATCACCCAGTGCTGTACAAGTCAGTGATGCTCAAGCATCCCTGTACGATCTGGACATGTAAGAGCTTGGAGAATTACGACTGGCATACAGAACATGCTCTGGAACTCTGTGAGGAATATACTCGGAGGTATAGTAAGACTCATGCCACCGAAAGACTTATTCGGTGGTGTAAAAAACACATACCGATGAATCGGAATGATAGACAAACCAGCAAGGGTCTGACTCCGTTTGCACAGGCAATGCCAGACCACTACAAAGTCAGTGGTGATGCTGTTCAAGCATATCGTAATTATTACATCGGGGACAAGGCTCGATTTGCAAAGTGGAAAGAATCGAGCCTTGTCCCAGACTGGTTTAGTGAAGGTGTACTGGAGTCAGAGCTTGTATCTGATACTCCAGTTATTTAATTAAAACAGCTTTTTCTTTTTGGTTTGCTTCTTGGCTGGAGCAGGTGCAGGTTTGGTTTCACCGTGCCACAACCATTTTCTACCACTCTTCACAAACTCACCACCATTTTCAGCGATGTACTTTGCTCTATTAGACGCTGCTCGTGAACTATCATTACATTTTCTGATGTATTGTCCTGATGACATATTTTTACCTTTCTATGGTATTTGGGATTAAGCCTTTTTCCAACCACCACCGCGCTTTTTGTACCATTTAGATGCCCACGCATTAGCATACGCGGATGGATACACATCGAACTTCTTTTTTGCAGCAGACTTTGCTCTGGACCAGAGTTTGGGGTTGGTGGGGACGTTCTTTGTTTTTTCGGTAAGATATTCACCGAATGAAAAAATGTTGTTCTCGTTCATTTTTTTGGTCTTTCTTTTAGATGCACCAGTTTTAACGTAGGTTGGCTTCTTAGACTTTTTAGTTTCGCCCTTTTCACCTTTACCCTTTTTGGGATCTCCTGCTTTTGACTGTGCTCTTCTCTTCCTCTTGACAAATGCTGCTCGACCTTCTTTTCCAAGTTTTCGAGCCTTTTCAGCAGAGAGACATGCGGCATATCCTTCACCCTTTTCAGCATCACCACATTTACCTATTTTTTCGCCTTTTGTGTTGTATCGGTCCCATCCACCTTTAGTAGTACCACCTTTGCCACCTTTACCAAACCATTTACCTAAACCTGAATCTTTATAGACACTCATACTTGACTTTCCTGTTGTGGGTGTTACAATATGTATGAATCAAACGCCTCCGTAGCTCAGTTGGTAGAGCAATCGGCTTTTAACCGATTGGTCACAGGTTCGAGTCCTGTCGGGGGTATTCCACCGGGGTCGCGCCTCAGAGATCGGATAGTCGCACACGTACGGCGACGAAAAGCGGGTGTCAGAGAGAGGGATACCGATGTGGGAGGCAGTATACATGCCGTCAATGAAAAACCACTTGCCCCGCCTGCCGATGTTTTTTACAAGGAACGATACAACGAATGAACGATATCAGCAATTGGGTAACAGAGAAATGGGTTGACGGGACAACGCAAGTTTTCGTCAAAGTCGGCACCATTAGAAAATGTATCAACATTGAGTCTCCTGAGATTGATCATATCGTCAAAGATAAAATTGCCTACCACGAACACCAGATTCAAATATGGCAGAAACTGCTAGAAGAAAAAGAAAAAAAAGTCAATAAAGGTATTGACAAAGACAAGATCTAGTGTATAATTAGAGCATAAGCAAGTCGGACGTATTGGGTAGATGCGACAAACGTACTGACTGGAAAACAAACCGCATCAAATAAGGAATGGTATACAATGCCTACTATGACTAAGAAGCGACGAGTAATCAACTACCTTGCATCGGGCAAGGGACTCACCCCTGCGGAAGCTAAGAGCCGTTTTGGTGTTTCCAACCTCCGCGCAACCATCAGCGACATCCGCGACACGGTTGAAGCCTACGGTAACTGGGAAATTACCTCGGAGTCCACCTCCACCGGTAAGACCCGTTACTTCATGGAAGACACTCACCCCGGTGAGCGCACCTACGGCTTCGACCCCATGGGTCGTCGCTACGCTCTCTAAGTTTTATAGATATATAAAACAAAGAGCAGATCTTGGTGAGGAGTAAAATCCTCACTGAGAATTCGAGAGAGTGCGGTGATAATTTCTGGGAAGCGTCTGCCCAGCCCGCACTGTCTTTTTATAGGGGATGTACTGGTAGTCGATTCGTGGTAAGCCCGCATGTCGGAACTACGAAGACGAAGGTTCGAATCCTTCCATCTCCATTTTGAAAAAACTTAGAAAAAGGGTTGACAAACCCAACAGATCGAGTATAATACTCGTATGACAATTGAACCTGATCGAGTATAATACTTTGAGATGACAATTGTCTGACAATTAAAGGAGATATGAAGAGAGACTGATCCTCTCTCTTCGGGACTCGCATAATAATCCTCTTGACTGGGGATAGTGCAATCTCTGAATGGTTTAGCGACCTGTTCCTTAGCGATGCAGAAATGCTTGCGGGATGATCCTTAGCGGGATGTGCAGAGATCTCTTAGTAGGGTACACTTCGCTCGTACAGTCACCCGAAAAGTTCTGGTAATTACGACAGTCCAGAGTCCCATGAACAACGAGAAAGGCTGGTAGCTTAGGTTACCAGCCTTTTTCTATATCTAAACTGGTGTAAATTATAAATATTTGGAGACCAGAACCACCATTTAGCAAGGACACCATCAATGGCAACTTTAACAGCAGGTAACTTTTATTGGACCGGATATAAGCCAGCGGGACAAGATCCCCTATACAGATACGTCCGAGGTAATAGATCATTTGGCACTGCACTATCGCTCCAAGGTGGCGCTGGTGGTTGTACTGGATATTCATGGAATGAAGCTGGTAACTGGGTGGTTCAGACCGCAGGATTTACTAATGATCCCGAAAATCCTGGCGGCTTCATTGAAGGATTTTACTACGAAGACGCACCAAGAACTCCTAGAACAGGTGATAACGTCTTCTTCACATCACTGACTCCAGATGACCCCGGTATTAATGGTTATTATCCTGCTTCAGAATGCTTGTTTGGTGGAATAACCGGAGCAACTGATGCCGGTGGTGGTACATGGCAAACAGGAACTGGATTTGGTTCTGGGGATCTGACCGGAAATCTTAACAAAATCTTCGTTGAAAACGATTATTCGAGTTTCCGAGGAGCTTCCTTCCAGTTTGGCAACGTTTTCGGTTCTACCTTTGGTCAGCAGTTCTTAGGAAATTCAGCAGAAACAACTATACGAGGTCTTACTGCTTTACTCGGTTCTTCAGCTTCCGTGAACATGATACTCACAAACTCTGACGGAACCACAGTTGAATTTATTGGGAACACTTTCCTGAATTATATTCATGGAGGTTCTGGGACTACTGCAAACAATGCTGCAATAAGTGCGGGTATATCTTTACAGGCAAACCAATTCCAGATTGGTACTCAAGCCGTAGTCAATTATGGAATGACACATGCAACTGAGGGGGTTTATAGATCTCTCGTCACAGGCGTATCATCTGGGCTGCTAAAAATGACACTTCCTGCTTTCGTAGCTGGTGCAACACAATTCGGAATTACGCAGGATATTCCCGGAACTGTAGGTAATACCAAGATAACAGGATCAGGTATTGTCGGTCTTGGGGGCTCTGGTATTTCAGCAGGAAATAGTGCAGCCTTTGCGAATGGTACAGATAACCCGACTGAGCAGCCAAAACTCGTCCTGAAAACAGAATCACTAACTGTACGTGGTGATTCGAATATCAACCTAAATGATACCACCATTAACAAACAGTCGTTTGTTCTTAGTGCATGTCAGTTTAATTACAAGGGTGGTTCAATTAATCAGGCAATTTTTGATCGTGATCACATTGATTACCTCGGTACACCACAGACTTCGGCATCACTACTCGATACAGAAGTGGTAAACTCAGTTGTTATCTCGGGTGGTGGATTACAAGAAAGAACAGAAGTCACAACCGTTGAAAGCGTAGACGATGACGGAGAAGAAAGCACTTCGCTCGGATTTGTTACTGATCGTGATGTCAGTGCAACGCGTCCAGTGACATATATTCGACCAACAAACACAATTCCCACAGTTGAAATTGATGCTTTCCGACATGGTAACGTCATTATCGAGGGTGCGGCAACAACATTGAATATGAAACCAGAGTTCCCCCACCGAAATGGTGAAGTGTCTCAGGGTAAGGTGTTTATCTCCAAACCTCTTAACGATTCTGATAGAATGACATATTCTACGATCAATCTTAAGTCATACAATGATGCAGAAAACATCGCAGGATCAAAAGAAAATAACCTTCTGGTTCTCAACGCAGGGTTGACTGTTTCTGATCTAGACATTGGTGCTGGCACAGTATCTGTCGGAGCTAACATCGGTGACAGACCAATTACTGTTGTCAAAGGTGAGATGTCAGAACTTGCCGTTCTTAAAGCCCGAAGTGAAACCAACCCATCCTATCAGGGATTCAAGATTGGTGATGACTTTACCGGACTCACATCGAATGCTGAAGGTATCCTGATCTCGCACCCAGCAGCAGACATACAGTTCTCTACTGGACACTACGTGCTTGCGTCCTTCGCAGACGGTAATACTGGTGCGGATACTGGATTCCAGCGTCCCGGTGGCGCGATTCCTGCTCCACCCCCACCAAAGGGAGGATAATTTAAATGGGTTTAATTTTCAACAAGCAGCGTAAGAACAGACGAGAAGCCAAACACTATTATCACACTACAGTCTTGTATGGCGATGAAGAACGTGATATACTACTTACCCAGAGTGACGTGAAGCGTGGTATCTACCGCGCACAGCGAAACCAAGAAGACATTCCCAGAAAGTGGTATCAATTTTGGAGATAAATAATGAGTGGAAAACATTCTGCGGGAAAGGGTGATAAAAGTAGAATCACCAATTTCAAACAGTATCAAGAAAACTATGAAAAATGCTTCGGCAAAAAGAAAGTGAAAGTGAAGAAAAATGGAAACTCGAATCGTAAGACTAAGTAGTGGTGAAGAAGTCATCTGCAAGACAGAGACTGATGGCGAAACAACCAAAATCAAGAACCCAGCGATCCTCATGCCAATGGGCGGTGGTCAACTTGGTATGATGCCATGGATGCCATATGCTGATTACAAGGAACTTGAGCTTGACAATAAGTTCATTATGTTCTCAATCAATCCTCAACTGGAACTTATGAATCAATATAATGAACAGTTTGGTAGCGGTCTCGTTGTTCCTGACAAGAATGTTTCTGCACCAAATCTAACACTGTCAACTTGACATAAGACACAATCATGGTATACTAAGGGTTCGAAAGGAGACATTTATGTCTGAAAAGAACTCGTGGGAATCTATGAAGAGTGATATCGGAACTGGACTAGAAGTTGCCGTCTTCATGCTTGCTCTTTATTTCCTTGCACCAGTTATTGTTATTATTGGACTTTACATCTTTTTTGGTTGATAAAAAAAATGGCTAAAAACTCAGCACAATCTAAGCACGTCAACAACATGATCAAGGTTGGAAGCCCTCGTCCTTTCAAGAAGACAAAGGGTAATGCACCAGCTAGAACTTCTCGCAAAGGTAATGGAAAGAGACTTCGTTAACTTTCTGCGCTCGTAGCTCAGTTGGATAGAGCAGTTGACTTCTAATCAACAGGTCGAAAGTTCGAGTCTTTCCGAGCGTGTTATCATGAATGAACGCAAATTCAAAAAACTTGCAAAGATAGCGTTACCGTATGCACTGAACAATGATAGAGCTAAACGACACGTATCACTGATACTCGTGCGTAATAAAGTTATATCTATAGGTACAAATCAATTAAAATCACATCCACAGGCAAAAAAGATTGGATATCGTTATGACGAAGTACACTCAGAATTGGACGCACTCCTACGATGCAAGGAGAGACAGAATCTTGAACTGGTTAATTTTCGGTTCAACCGGTTTGCTGATGCTCGTCTATCTCGCCCTTGTTCTCTATGTACTCCATGGTGCAAGCTCATATTCGACAAAATTTATTATTCAACCCCCACTGGATTCGAAAGGCTGGTATACTGATGAAAACATTTACTCTTCTACAAGAAGTGGTTCACCTTCCCACTAAGAAAAAAGGTCAAGTGATTACAACCAAAGTTGACCGTGAAGGTAAGCAAATGGTTGAAGTGAAGTACGAAAACGGAACTACTGGTTGGTCGATTCCGGAGGCTTTGACTAACTTCATCCAAGACAGTGTTGATCATACTGGTGAATTCCTCTCTGATTAATCAACGGCTCTGTGGCGGAATTGGCAGACGCAACGGACTTAAAATCCGTCGAGGGTATACCTCATGGGGGTTCGAGTCCCCCCGGAGCTATTATAAATACTCGTGACATGAGACGAGTATCATCATCAAAAAACTTTGCGAATAGAATTGGGTTCTTCACAGAGAAACCCAAATATCTCAAGCGTACACCAAAAACTCAAAATGCAATAGAAAAGTCTAAGCAATTCTATGTTCAGGAAGAGACAAAGAAGCAAGAACTTCTTGAACAGCAATTATCATACAAAGAAAAAGAATCATCAAGATCAGCCATCGAGAAGCCTTCGAATATTATCACATTGAAGAATGGTACTCGATGGTTCTTTGATGTTAAAAAACAACGTTATATTAACGCAGATACATTAGAAGAGTTGACGGTTTCTCAGTATATGTCATATACTGCGCTGGTGGCCATGATGCGTGAAGAGGAAGACTATAATGATCCCTCTGATGCGATCACTTTTGCAATCTCTGATATTGCATTCTCTTTTGATGGTGACTCACCAGAGGTCGGGACTACAATAACAGCGGTTCCCTCGACCAAAGGTGGCTCTGCTATATCCTATAGTTATGAATGGAGTGAGGCTTAATGAGTTATGTTTTTCCGGGATCGTTTGATGGTGGTTATTCTGGACCATTTCATGACTATTATCTTTATGGTGATTTTGATGCCGCTATTCCAACAACTGGTTCAGCAGGCGATCGATCAAAGGCTTTCATTACTGGGGTAAACCCAAATTCAGCTCTATCTAATATAAGTCCGGATTTGAGTGCGCTTGCTTTGAAGCCGCGAAGATATAATGAACATGCCTGGACCGGTTCAAGTGCAAGAAAAGATGCTGTTGAAGACCGAGGGGGGACCGGAAATTATTCATCATATATTTCATGGAATTCAGGATATAAGAGCACACTATTAATTTCTCGTCGGCATGTCGTATCAACAAGACATGGAACACAGGATTGGAATACCGACATGGGTTACGGAGTCGGGCCCGGTGGTGGAAGTATATACCAATTCATGGAGAAAAATGGAAATACATTTAACGTAGAAGTTGAGCAAGCAGGAATTGCTGGATCTGGAAATGCTGGTGCGGCTTATATAAACAAAGATGGTACTACCTTCATTGGAGTTACGAGTGGAACATTCCCGAGCGCGGAGGCGATCAATCCAGATATTGTAGTATTTAGATTAACAGAAAGAATATCAGAAGATAAAGATGTTACAATAGCCAGAAGATTTATTGCGAAGGAGGATATTCCGAGTGCAACAACACGTAGTTCCAAAGTAGTTTTCAATTCCAACGGTATTATGAGATTTACCGATGATTTGGGCTCTATTCGCAGGGATAGAAATAATACACCTCTTAATGTTCCTCTTATAAAATGGGCATGTGATAGTGGAAGTGTTAGCTTTTATAATCATAAAACAGAAGGTACTATTTTTAATACAAAGTTTGCGTCCGGATTTGATTTATATAACGCTATAAAAATCGGAAACATAAATGAATTCCTTGCTGAGGAGGGAGAGGAACCATTAACTCTTCTCGAAGAGAGTGATTTGAGCACGTCTAATGGTGGGTTCTATGATTATACAGAGTTTAACATACCGCTCGTGGGGACAGAGCAGTCTTTTACGCCCAATAGCTTTGATAATAACAAAAAAGTAAAGGTCACTGTGATTGGGACTCGGGCTGATGGAACTAAAACCAAACCATTTACCAAAGAAATTCAGATCGCAGCAACCGGAAATATTCCACCAAACTTCACAAATCTTTCTGATCCTGTAGAGAGTAATTTAAATCTTAGTAATAGTTTATATTGTAGTCCAGGCATTGATGGAGTAGAGATAGATTCTAACTATGGGAGTTACTATCTTGGTTTTACTACAGACCAACATCCTCTAGATACGAGTTTATATGGTATATTCGGAGTAACAAATAGCTCTCAATTAGATGTTTCATATGGAACTACCTTAGACAGTGAATTTAGTGAAACAATTGAAGCTAGTCAGACACAAACTGACAGCTCTGGTGTTCTTCTTAGCCTATTTGGAGGCTCAAATTTTACAGGATTCAAAGGTATAGCGCACGGAATTGTGTTCCCCAGTGAGATCGCTGGACAAACAGTATATGTCAGACCAAGAATTCAAAATGTACTAGGCACCACACAAGGTGACTGGTATGAAGTGGGAAGAGCAATCACAGCAGGTCGTGGACCAACCTTCACATCGTTCTCGTTTGATACCTATGGACCGACCGCCGGAGCAACCATGATCGGAACCGCTGCTGGTTATACTGCAATACCAGACATAGGTAGAAATAAGATTGCTGGTTTGTTTGGTCTCGGTGGTCTAACTGTTGCCGACATACAGATCAATGGGACTGTATATGGTGATGGGACCGATATAAATTTCTCTGGTGGAACATTTGCAATGAAAATACCGAGTGATTGTCCAGAGGGTGCCTCTCTGGGAATATTGGTAGGCAGTATAGATTATAGAAACGTTTATGGAAGCGACGTAAATCCCACGTTCCCCGGATCAGGTTCTGGTTTCACCCTCATCAACGTAGGTGGAAGTTAAGACTAATAAAAATTACTAGTGCTTGTTGTAAATGTGTTTGATGCAGTTGGGAATGAGAATTTCGCATTATATTGGTATTCATAGGAACCTGTAACCTGTATACCACCAATACCATTAACGGCAGAACTTGTAGAATTATAGTACAACTGATTGGGTGTGAGGTTGTTTGGTATAAAGAAAATATATTGCTTATTCATCGTACCATCGGTTACATTATAAAGACCACTATCTGAATATGCTGTGTTCTGTGTGGCATCCAAAAATTGTAGATTTATTGTCGATGTATTATCAACCACAAACAAATACATAATTCCCCTATTGAGGACTAATGGTTTTTCTATTTCAGAATCAATGGTAAGTGTGGATTTACCTTCGACTACTTTTGTACCAACTCGATGTATTATTGTAGTTTTTTGTTCTATGGCCGATGGACCACTGGAAGAATTGCTAGTTTTTCTTACATGACCAACAGTTACTTTTGTACCTTTTAGATCTTCTGGTGTGACTAAAACATGGTCAGTGAATGTTAATACCTCTCTATTCAATCCATCAAGAGTTATACCATCTATGGTAAACCGTGCATTATTCGAGGCTGTACTAAAATCTACATAGTCACCAACTTGAAAATTGTTGTCTATAAAACTAGTATCTTTGCTTGTTGGATAATTTATTAATCCATTTAATGTTACCCCACTCGTTAGACCAACTGCTGATGTTATTTGTGGTACAGTTTCAAAAAATTCTGATTGATAGAAATTTGTTTCTATTGTATTTCCAATGGTGGAAAATGTACCTAAAATTTTGTGGTTACTATAGTTACTTAGGGTACAGGAGGCAGATAAATCTGCCTCGTAGTCTCTGATTGGGTCATTATAAATCGCACCGCTTATGGTGAACCCACTTGAAAAGGTTCCTCCATCAGAATTCATAGAAGTAAATAATGTATCAATAAAATTTCTATCAATAGGATTTCCACTATCACTATAATCAAGTAGTATAGAAGAGCCTTCAATTAAAATTGATGGTCTGGTAACTAGATTTTGATTTGGTATGATTTTATCTTCAAATGTATCAATGAATTCCAACCCATAGAAGTCGGCTGTGCCTAGATCTTGGATGTAAAATCCAGAATTGTATGAAGATCTTCTTTGTGGAGCATATTCAGGCATTTAAATTATGAACCAAGGTATGATATTGATTGTCCAGTCGCTCCACCAACAACAAAGATGGTGTTTAGATTTCCTACTTCAAGGAAGCAAGATTCACCTGCAAGTAAAGGATATCCATTTGTTGTTCCGACGCTAAGTCTGTGACCAATATGTATTGTGGCTGTATTTGAGGAAATAGCTTTTAGTTTAACACCACTACCCAGAGCAGCAGTGGGCATTGTAGTTCCAGTGCTGGTAACTGCATGACGACCAGCAGTAAAACCAGTTGGCTGTGTAATGCTTGAGATTGAAACGGGAACATCTCGCCCACCAGTTTGACCCTCGATTCGGATCGCACTCGTAGCAGTGGCATTTGTAATTCCTGTGGTTGCTGAAACTGTAGCATTAACGGTTATGCCAGCATCAACGATTGAAACCTTTAGGGCATCACCAGAAACACCAATAGCGGTGAGACCGGAGTATAATTTAACTGCGGCACCTGTCGTACCATCAATATCAATGAGTGAGACAGTTCCAGTGACTCCTACAGCGTCTCGTGTGGAGTTTAGTCCTGCAATGATACCCCCAGTTACCCTGAGATCTTCGGACCCAGAAGTGATAGCTACGGTTCCCTGTACAGTGATTCCTGCACCTGCGGTGGAACCAGCCACCTTGAGGTATTGATTGTTGAAGTTACCTATACCAAATTCACCACAGTTACCTACATTTCCGCTAATCGTGATAGCAACATCACTACCAGATACTGTGATTGGTAATGGGTCCGATGCGGAGACACGAATGGCTGCTCCTGAATTACCGAAAGCCATTTTTTGAAGGGGGACGTGTGCGTCTGCGAGACCTACTCCGCTGGTTCCAAAGTCTGTGGCAAGGTTAGCGGTATTACCCACTGTTTGTACGATGATATTTGATCCGGTATCTGGCATTTTTAGTTAGTCTCCTATGAACTAATTTATATATAAGGGTTTGACAGACAGCATATATAAGGTATACTATGTATTCAACAGGAGAAACACATTGATTCTAAGCGACGAAGAAAAACAAGGCTTTTCCAAAAAAGTCGAGAATATTGTTCGAGATAGGGGTGGAACTTACCTCGAAGCCGTGATAGAATTGTGTGAGAAGCATGAGATTGAACCGGGTATTGTAGCGAAGTCGCTATCTAAGCCCATCATTGAAAAGCTCAAAGTAGAAGGTCAAGACCTCAATATCCTACCCAAACAAGAAGTACAACTACCGATTTAAGCACAGGGGAGTTCCCTGTTAATTTACTAGGCCGAGGTAGATCCTCGGGGAAAGGCTCAAACACATGAGCGATTTTTCAGATTTTAAGCGTAAGTCCCGTTCCAATCTTGATGATCTTTCAAAGAAGATTCAAGAAACCTCAGAAAAGAAGTCCTACAAGGACGATCGATTCTGGCGACCTGAGTTGGATAAGGCGAGTAACGGATATGCCGTCATTCGTTTCCTTCCGGCTCCTCCCAATGAAGAACTTCCTTGGGCAAAGCTCTACTCACATGGATTCCAAGGTAAGGGTGGATGGTTCATTGAGAACTCTCGTACCACTCTCGGTGAGAAGGATCCTGTGTCAGAGATGAACTCCGAACTCTGGAACAGTGGTATCGAAGCAGATAAGGACATTGCTAGGGCGCGTAAGCGTAAGCTCCAGTACATTTCCAACATTCTGGTTATCAGCGATCCCGCCAACCCCCAGAACGAAGGTAAGATCTTCCTCTACAAGTTTGGTAAGAAGATCTTCGACAAGATTCAGGAAGCAATGGAGCCTGAATTCGCTGATGAAGAAAAGGTCAATCCCTTTGATTTCTGGGGTGGTGCCAACTTCAAGCTCAAGGTCCGTAAGATCTCTGGCTTTATCAACTATGATAAGTCTGAGTTCGATTCACCTAGCGAACTCTTCGATGGTGATGATGTCCAGCTTGAGGAACTCTGGAAGAAGCAGTACTCGTTGACTGCCTTTAGTGATCCCTCTAACTTCAAGTCCTATGACGAGCTTAAGCAGCGTCTTATGGAGGTTGTTGGTGATGATATCCGTTCTAATGATGGAACGAGCGCACCGACGATTGAGGAAACCTCAGAGACCCTTGAGAGCAAGTCTGAGAGCGTTGCAGAAGAAACTGATGCGCTCGATTACTTCGAGAGACTCGCTAAGGATTAAGCGTATCCGTAGGGGTTGCCTTTAGTTCTAATATCGGTACTACCCCGTAAATTTGATACACCCGTTGATGCACGAGGAGTTGCCCCGCCAGGATTTGAGGGCAACTCCTCTGTGTCCATTTCAGCAGGGAATCCCGTACTTTGCTTTTCGAACAAGTCTGCTTGCCTAAATGATATATCGCGTCCCTTTTCACTAACAGACTGACCTTCTGGGATACTGGAGGTTAGTTCTTTATTAGTTTGATTATTTTTGATTACAGTCATATCAACAGCGGCCGATGGTTGGAAATCTGTGAAGGGTGCAATCTCTTCAAGTGCCTCCGAACTCAAAGAAGAAAATGCTGGTAGACCAGTAGATTTATCAGAGTAGATTTCTGAGAACGAAACCTCTGCAACATCCAGACTAGCGGCCGCAGCTTCAATATCAACATCTTTTTCTTCTTCTTTTTTGTCCATTAGTCAATACCTCCTGCGGCCATTCTTTGTTGAATTTTTATATTCTCTTCTTTGATATAATCATTTAACATACCAACATATATTTTTCTTTCCCATGGAATCATATTTTCCAGATCGGAAAGGTTGTAGTTGTACATCTGCATCAACTGAAAATTTAAATAATAAAAACTCGGCAGATTCACATGACAAAAAATAAGGTAAAAAAATCCTCTGCGCTACTTAGTCGCATTGTTCGTTCAACGTCAGCAGAAACATATTTCAAAGCATAATCATAGTGATACAACTCTTCAGTCTTTGAATTTATATCGTTCTTAACACTGATGGGCAGATTTTCAACTAGATCAGATCTCTCTTCGGCTGAAATTATGTCAAAATCTATTTTCTCATCTACTGTCTCTATTGATGATATACCAGAGGTAGGATCTTCGAATTTTTTCGGTATACCCAGATGAACAATCAAATCATCAGTTTTTATATGACTCTTTTTAGATTTACCCTTAAGTGTTATATCACCACAGTCTACGTCAAGAGTAATCTTTTCGTTTGAATGTGGGCAGATAAAAATAGTTTTAAATTTTTCTCCTACCGATTTCTTCCTGAATTCCAGTAACAAATGTATGATATCTGTTTCTGATAGTTTAGAAATCTT